GCTCGCAACATAATTAGCCAGGCTGGGGGGCGGATCGAAAGTCTGGGCCCTCGGCGGGGTACACCGCGCTTGGCCCAAACTTTACGCAACCGCGAGTTAGCAACCGGGGGTCAGAAAGCAGAAAGTCTCAGATTTCCGTCGATTTGACTGGATAGTCGCCCCAATAAGAGCGGTAGTCGCTTCACGAACACGGAGCGACGCAGATGACCAACCCGACCTTGCCAACTACCAACGAAGCCTGGGGTTTTTACGGCACCAGCGGCGCGTTCGCAGATGCTGACGCAGCCTGGGAGATTGCCTTCCTGGCGGTGCTGGCAGCAACTGAAGGCACGGCCGAAGGGGTGCGTGACTTTCTCGACAGCCGCCACGGCCGCCACTTCGCTGATGACGTCCACAACGGCGTCCATGTAGGACTTGACCTGACCGCAGCCACCCATGCGGCCGTCACCCGCTGGATGGGTTGGACTATCGACCGCAAAACGGCGCGCGAGATGGCGATGCCCAAGGGGCTGCCTTACCTGACGGGCTTCGTCCTCTATTTCAGCCTTAAGGCGCAGGCCGCATGAGCCCGGACATCACCAGTACGATCCGTCTTGCGATCCGCACGCTGCCGGAGAATTTCGACCGCGGCCGGATCGCCTCGGTGATCGAGACGATCGAACAGGAACTTTACGAGGGCGGCATCTATGCCAGCGCGACTGCTGACAGCTTCACCATCGAGATCACAGTGCGGAGTGACCAGTTGCTCGATACGGCGCAGGTGCTGACCGAGCTCGAACTCATCTGACGTGGAAGTAATGAAAAGACGGGAGCAGTACGCATGACGCTACCGTCTTCCGGTGCGATTTCCTTGTCCGCAGTGAATGTCGAGCTTGGACGAGCGAGCACCGCGGCAATTTCGCTCGGCGAAACGGCCGTTCGCAATCTGGCCGGCATTGCCAGCGGCGCAATTTCGCTAAGCAACCTATACGGCAAGAGCCTGGTGACGGGGACATCCATAACTGTCACCGAAGGCCAGTATGACACCGGCGGAAAAGTTCCTTTCGTGTACGCTGGTTATTCAGCATCGGGTAGCAGCTGCGCATACGTGTTGGGCAGCGCGTCGCCAACGATTTACAAATCGGTCGCCATCAAGGGAATCTGGTCGGTGAACTCTGGATCAACCAGCCTAGACTTTGCTGGCAATCAGACTGGAAATTCGTCGTTCCTGACGAGTGTGACAATTAACGGAACCAGCTTGGGAGCCGTTCCTGCCGGTTCCTACAATTCGAACCTAAACATTACGACTTACACCTTCCAGGTCACAGGTTTTGACGGGGTTGGTTCCTCAACAGTGGTACTGCGATGACGACACAAGCCGAGCAGGACGACCAATTGCCTCCAACCCCACTGCCAGTGGTGCGAGAAGGGGAATATGAAGGGGGCACTTACCGCATCGAAACCCACCATGAGCCTGAAGAGCTGTGATGCTAAACAAATCGATGCGCTACTCGGCGCTGTCCGTTGATCTGGTTCACCTTGAACCGGGAGAAAGTTTTACCTTCCAGCAAAAGCCGGCAAGCTCGAGCTATGGCATATTTGCGCTTGGCGGCACCCGCAGCGCCGACGATGCTACCGAAGTTACTGATCCAGCCGAGCATGAAGTCACGACCCTCACTGCTGGGGCAGTGCCGGGCCGTGCCTTCAACTATGTCGGCCACTGGCTCCCCAATGGCAGTGATCATGGCTGGTCCAATGATGAAGTCGGACACGAACCGATGACCATCACCGCCGGGGAGCAGGGCGCCAGATGGGTTTGCCTCTCGCGTAACGAGAGCGGCGAACGTGAAGTCCAGCATCTCCGCGTTTATGGGGAGAGCACCCTGCCGGCCGGCTGGGGCTTTGTTGTCGCGCGCGGATCATTTGAATGCGATGGCAAGATAGCCGAGCAACTCGCCTATTTCCGTCCCCGAGAGCTGGACCTGTTGATTACGGGAACTGGCGACATCCTGCTGGTACGATAACGACCACTAACGCCTCAAGCGGGGGGGTGGTGGGCCCGGCAGGACTCGAAGCCTCGGGCCATGCCGTTATGAGCGGCCAGCTCTAACCAACTGAGCTACAGGCCCCACCACCAGCGCCCATAGCGGCCTACCGCCATCGCGAGCAAGAGCCGCGAGCCATTAGGCTTTCGCGGCCGAACGCAATCCAAGGACATCTATGGATCAGGACTGGCCGGCCCAGAGCAGCGAGCTCTGGCCGATAGAGAAAATCACGCCCTATGCGCGCAACTCGCGCACGCACTCGGACGAACAGGTCGCGCAGATCGCGGCATCCATCCGCGAATGGGGCTGGACCAATCCGGTCCTGGTCGATGAAGACGGTGGCCTGATCGCCGGCCACGGCCGACTGCTGGCAGCCCGCAAGCTGGGGCTGACCCAGATCCCGACCATGGTCGCCAAAGGCTGGAGCAAGGCGCAGAAGAAGGCCTACGTCATCGCCGACAACAAGTTGGCGCTCAATGCCGGCTGGGACCTTGAGCTCTTGGCGGTTGAACTTGGTGATCTGCAGGGCTTCGACTTCGACCTGATTCTGACCGGCTTCTCCCACGATGAGCTCGCCAAGCTGCTGGCCGAAAAGACCGAAGGAAACACTGACCCCGACGAAATCCCGGAAGCACCAATCGATCCCGTCGCCAAACCTGGCGATGTCTGGCTGCTTGGCAAGCACCGACTGGTCTGCGGCGACAGCACCGATGCCGATACCGTCGCCAAGGCACTGAACGGCGTCTCGCCGCACCTGATGGTTACCGATCCGCCCTACGGTGTGGAGTATGATCCGGCTTGGCGCGAGAAGGCTGGCGTAGCCGCTTCCGGTACTGCCAAAGGCAAGGTGCTGAACGATGACAAGGCCGACTGGCGCGAGGCCTGGGCGCTGTTCCCAGGAGACGTCGCCTATGTCTGGCACGCCGGACTCTTTGCGGGCGTTGTCGGTGACAGTCTCGTTGCCAGCGGCTTCCAACTCCGCTCCCAGATCATCTGGGACAAGGGCCAGCTTGTGCTGTCGCGCGGCGATTATCATTGGGAGCATGAGCCCTGCTGGTATGCGGTGAGGAAGGGTGCGAATGGCCACTGGGCTGGCGATCGCAAGCAGACGACCGTCTGGCATATCGCCAAGCCCAAGAAGAACGAGACAGGACACGGCACCCAAAAGCCGGTTGAGTGCATGAAGCGCCCAATCGAGAACAACTCCAGTCCGGGTCAGGCGGTTTACGAACCGTTCTCAGGCTCAGGCACCACCATCATGGCCGGTGAAATGACAGGCCGATCGGTCCACGCGATCGAGCTCAATCCAGCTTACGTCGATGTTGCGATCAAGCGCTGGCAGGATTTTACGGGCCTCGACGCTGTGCTTGAAGAGAATGGCCGAGCGTTCAATTCAATCTCAGGGGCGATTGAGGCGGTCTGCGCGGGTTAACAGGAGATCCACCCATAACGCTTTACGGCATGCCCATCGCGAACTTGAGCGCAGGAGAGGTCTTCTCCCTTTGCTGTGCAGCGGGCTACAATCCGGCCGTACCGATCGGTGTCGGTTTGCACGCAGAGGACCTTTGATCCGCCAATCAGCTGTTCAAGATTCGCCAGGCTGGCGTAGGGATCACCGGGAGTACATTGGCGGCCCGGGCGGCAGTGGCCGGGCATTTCAGGGGCATCGATCCCTTCTAGCCTGATGCGGTTCGGACCGCAGCGGATGGTATCGCCATCTGTCACTTCGGCGGAAGAGCACACGATATCCGCCGCCTCAGCAGATGAAGCAGACGGCAATCCGCCGACCAGGCCAAAGCCTGCGAAGCCCCCAACGATCAGGCCGCCAATTATCCATGGCAAGTGACGTAGGCGCTGCTTCCGGCGTGGCTTTGCCTTGGCAGGCTTCCAGCCGCGTAGCTGTGTGACGTTGTTTGGCGCCCGGCGCCCCCTGTTCCTCATGGCCGCAATATCACTGCAGCAGTCACTAAGGACAAGTTACCAGATCGCAGATTTCATGAAACCAGGAACCAAACCCAAGCCGACCCATCTGAAGCTGGTCACGGGTAACCCAGGCAAGCGGAGCCTGAACCGCAAAGAAGCCAAGACCAAGGCGGCTATTCCGGCTCCTCCCCACCACCTGACTGCCGATGCAGTCGAGGAATGGAACCGGGTCGCAACCGAACTCTACAATCTCGGGATCCTTTCCGAGATCGACCGGGCCGCGCTTGCCGCCTACGCGATGGCCTATGGCCGCTGGGTTCAGGCCGAGCGCGCGATCGCCAAGATGGCCGAGAAGGACCAGCTGACCGGCGGCCTCATGATCAAGACATCGAACGGCAACGCGGTCCAGAACCCGCTGGTGGGCACCGCCAACAAGGCGGTGGCGGACATGATGCGTTACGCCGCAGAATTCGGGATGACGCCGAGTGCCAGGAGCAGGATCGCGGCCCAGCCGCCAGAGGAAGGTGCGGACCCCGCCGACCGCTTCTTCGCCTGACCGGACGCTGGCCTATGCCAAGGCTGTGGTCGCAGGCGAGATTGTCGCGGGACCCCATGTTCGCAATGCCTGCAAACGGCACATCGCGGACCTGAAGCGCAAGGATGGCATCTGGTTCGACCACGATGCGGCGGGTCACGCCTTCGCCTTCTTCGAGGAGGTGCTGAAGCTTTCCGAGGGCCAGTTCGAAGGAGAACCCTTCCGGCTTGAGCCGAGCCAGGCGTTCATCGTCGGCTCGCTGTTCGGCTGGAAACGCAAGGATGGTCGCCGCCGGTTCCGCCGGGCCTATATCGAACAGGGCAAGGGCAATGGGAAGTCGCCGGTCGCAGGCGGCATAGGCATTTACGGGATGAC